CTCGCGAACGAGATCGACTACCAAGGCTTCATCGGCGGCGCGAATACCGGCGATCCGTTCCTCGGTATTCTCAACTATCCCTCGACGACGACGGTGGACGAGACCGGCACGAAAGTGACCTCGTACGTCCTCCCCTCGACGATGACGACCTTCGCCAAGTTCGCCCTTATGGACGACAGCTCGGCGATGATCGGCGACCTCGAAGAGTCTTTGCTCGACGGCGCAGGGTTCTACATGAACCGCACCGTTTGGGCCAAGCTCCGCGTCCAAAAGGACGACGCTGGCAACTACATCCTGCCGTTTGCAGGTTTGGCGCGGCCAGAGGCAGCAGTCGAGAACCATCCGGGCGGCGGTCCTATCAAGCCTGCGGGCGAGATATTGGGCTACCCGGTGTACACGAACCGCTGGCTCCCGGCGGTCGGTGCATCGAGCGTCAACGGCTTCACCGATGGCGCAAGCTGCCCGTTTGTCGTCTTCGGCAACATGCGATCGTTCGCATTTGGCGACAAAGGCGAGATGCGGGTCGGGCAGTTCGAGTCGGGCAGCTTTGGCGGCAAGGAGATCGCACTGGCAGACCAGCGCGGCCTTGTCTACAAGCACCGCCACGCGCTGTCGCTCACGCTTCCGCGTGCAATGGTCGTCGGCAAGACTGCCGCTTCCTGATCCGGTGGCTGACCGGAGGGGATAGCCCATTCCTCGGCTACCCCGAACACCAGCCCATTACTCGGTAACATCTACGCGCTATGAGCGACGAAACAGAAAACGTCGACGCTGGCAGCGAAACCTCCGGCGAAGAAGCCGCAGCGGAAACCTCGCAAGAGGAATCCACCGCGACCGAAACGACCGATGCCTCACAGGAGCAATCCCAAGAGACAGCGGCCGACGCGGGAGGTGCTGCCGAAGTCAATGGCAGCGAGACCGCTTCGCAAGAAGCGGCAACGTCCGACGACAGCCGTACCGGCTTCGTTGAGACACCGGCTCGAACTGGAGACGCGTGCACATGCCCCGATGGGCGTGAAGGCACCATCACCGTATTCGCAGGCAATCTCGCTGTCTGTCTCCCGAACCACCAGGGCTAAGTAGCAGGCCGCGCGGAGAGCCCCCGCAAGCGTCGGATCGACGGCGCGTGGCACAAACAAACAAATCTATGCGTTTAAATGCATACGATAACGTAATCGTCCAATCGGCTACGGCAACGTCCGTTGCGATCAGTTCGTTCACGGGCACCACTGCTGTAACGAGCGACGGATACGACACCAGCGTTGGTATTGAATCTCTCATGGTTCACGTCCGCGCGGAGATTGCGTCCGGCTCACCGTCGGCGTCCACGATTGCGTGGGCTCTTCAGGAGTCCAACGACAACGGCTCGACCGATGCGTACGCGGCGGCGAAGGATAATACCGGAACCGCCATCGGCGCGACGCTCAACGTCCACACGGTTGCTGCGGACATCTGCGCCCGCGTTGAGGGCATCATGCTCAGCAACCAAGCGGCCTCCGGTGCGCAGGGCGGTCGCAAGCGCTGGCTTCGCCTGGTACTCACGCCTGCTTTCACGAGCGGCACGAGTCCGGCGATCTTGGCGTACGCCGAATTCATCGGCACGCCAGGGAACGGCATGCAGCTTCCAGTGCGGACTGCGGTCAGCAACACCTAAGTTGCACCCTCGCTTTGCTTCCGTTTTCCTACCCTGGGACGGGAGCGGCGACGAGGGCACAACCTCACCAGTACAATGATTGAAAATGAAGTCGTAAGCGGATCGGGTACGAGTTGGTCGCTTGCGAATACGCCTGCGGCCGGTAGCGTCGCGCTGTATGCCGGTGGCATCCGCCTGACGCCAGGAGTCGGCAACGACTACACCATAATCGGCCTCGTTATTACGACCGGGCAGAGCTACTCCACAGGATCGCTCCTCGCGGACTACACCCCCTATTTCAACCCATCGCCGTCAGTGGTCGGCAACGACCAGCTCTCGCCGTTTGCACTTACAACCCTATCCCGCGTCAAAGATTTGCTGTTCGACCCGAGCAAGACCATCTCGCTCACGGGAGCTTCGCTGACCGAAAACTCAACCGACGTTACGGGCCTCAGCGTGCCCGTCAATAAAGCCATCTTTGTCGGGCAACTCATCACGGGCACCGGCATTCCCAACGGCACCACGATTGCCGCCGTCATCAGTCCGACGCAAATCACGCTTTCACAAGCAGCCACCGCGTCAAACACCGGCCAGACGCTCTATGTTATCGACCAGCCGACCGCCTATGACAGCGTGCTCATTCGCCTCATCAACTGGGCGACGAACTACATCAACAATGAGTGCGGCCGAAGTTCGTTCGTGCAGCAGACCTACGTCAACGACACCTATTCCATCGACAATGGGCGGCAGGACACGCTTATCCTGCGCAACACCCCTGTCTTCTCCATTTCGAGCTTCCAGTGGCGTGCGGGCACGCCGACCAACCCCAGTTGGACCGACTTCATCGGCGACCAGTTCGAGCTCATAAACCCGCGTACGGACCCGGTGAGCGGCACCATCTGGTATCCCTCTGGCATGATTCGCGTCTATGGCGTCCTGCCGCGTCTCTACAGCAACATGATCCGCGCCACCTACGTCGCAGGCTATCCCGTCAACTGGGCCAACCCGGAAGACCACAACACGCACTGGCTGCCCGGCGACATCACGAACGTATGCGAGAATCTGGTAGTGCGCCGGTACAAGCGCCGCCAGCTTGCGGGCATGGCGTCACAGGCGCTGGAAGGCGCGACGCACGCATGGCGCAATGCGCTCGACCAAGAAGACCAAGACGTGCTCGGGCAGTACAAAGACCTTCATTTCTAACCATGGAATTTTCTATAACAATTGTTGGGTTGCAGCAGTTCGTCGCCCGCTTGCAGCAGGCGCCGTCGATCGTGGCGCCCATCTTGCAGCGGGCATTGATGGCATCGCAGGCCATCCTCGCTAAATACACGACCAAGGAGACGGTGCCGTGGAAGACGGGCTTCCTGGTGCAGACCTTCAGCGCGTTCATGGAGCCCGGCAAACTGCATTGGTATCCAACGGCCAGCTACGCCCGCTTCGTCGAATTCGGCACCCTGCCACACCGCATCGAGGCGAAGAATGGGCAGGCGCTCTTTTGGCCTGGTGCTGACCACCCGGTGCGCAGCGTGCAGCATCCTGGCACTAAGGCGAACCCGTATATGGAAAGAATCATCGCGGCGGCGACCGAGGATATCAACGGGCAATTCGGCAAGGCTCTTGAGCAGATAACGGCGGCCCTCGCCTAGTAGGTATGACGCTTTCCCTAGGCCAAGCCATCAAGCAGCAAATCGTCGCCAACTTCCTCGCGCTCAAGACCGCCGGTGTCGTCAGCTCTGTCATCGAGCTCGACCTTGGCAAAGACCCTCTCACCATCGAGCCGGACACCGGCTATCCCTTTGCGCTGGTCGGCATGCCGATTGTGACCTCTGATTACGAAGACCAGGCCACCAACCGACGCACCTACAAATTCGATTCGCTCGTCGTGACCGACTATGAGGCGCTGGCCGATCAGAGCGAGGGCGTGGAGGGTATCCTGGACGCCATCATCAATCAGTTCGACAACAACTTCACGCTCGCCGGTACGGCGGTGGCAACGGTACTACCGGTCGAGGTGCTCGCTATTCCGGTATCCACAGCCTCGAAGTCGCTCATCGTTTTTCTGGTAACATTAAAAGCACAGACGTTATTCGATATAACCAACCCGACCCCATGAGCATCGACGAACCGCAGAAAAACAAAATGATGGAGGCAGCGCCCGCCAAGAAGCAGTTCTTCTTCGCTGCCACGGCGGAGCATCTGGCCGAAGTCGTTTACGCCGAGACCATCCAGGAAGCCGAGACAATCTATCAGCGCGTACGGCGGTTCATACAGCCTGTAACCGTTCAGGAGGTTGCGCCAGTTGTTCCCGCACCCGAGCAATCCACAGCCCCTGCGGCTTCCGTCGAGGAGGACGTACAATAACAATTATCTATGGCTGCACAAAAAGGTATCGGGAGACTCATACAGGTCGGCATTGCAAAAGAGACCACGCGCGGTACGGCGATATCCTCGGCCGCATATTGGAATCCGTGGAACGATCTGACGCTCGATGAGAAGAAGGAATTTGCCGTCGATTCGCAGGCATACGGCATCATCGAGGACAACGTAAACCTCACGCAGACGAAGAAATGGGCCCAAGGGTCGCTCCAGGGCAACTTCCTCGACCAGAGCTCCGGCCTGCTGCTCTACTCGCTCTTTGGCGGCTACGCGGTTGGCACCCATTCCGGCGAAACGGTCGTCTACGATCACACCTTCACCGTCGGCGAAAACGCCCAGCATCAATCGCTGACCTTTTTCCTGCATGACCCGTTGGCCGCTCAGGATTACTCCTACGCCAATGGCGTTATCGAGAAGCTCGACATCGACATGGCGCTCAAGAAGTTCATCAGCTTCAACGCGAGCGTCAAAGCCCTCTCGGGCGCCGCGCAGAGCGCGTTTACGCCCTCGACCACGGCCGAGAATCGCTTCGTTCCCCAATATCTCGCCGCCAAGTTTGCGCTCAACTACGTCGGACTCACCGGGACGCTGACAGCCACTGGCACCGCAGCGACCACGATTCACGTCACCGCGTGCAGCATCAACCCGCAGACGAACCTCAAAGTCGGCATGGGCGTCTCGGGCACCAGCATCCCGGTTGGTGCGACGGTTGCCAAGATCGTATCCGCAACCGCCTATGACCTCTCCATCGCGACGACGGGCGCCATTGGCACGCAGACCTTCACCCCCGTCGCGATTCCGCTCAAGAGCGCCAAAGTCACCATCAACGCCAATGTCGAAGAGCAGGACGTGCTCGGTAGCCTCAACCCGGCTGACTTCCTCAACAAAGAGTTTGCCGTCGAAGGCACCATAGAGGCCATCTGGCAGAACGAGAGCGATTTCAAAACGCAGTTCATGTTGCCGCAGACGCTTGCCATGCGCCTTGATATCAAAAATACCGACGTAACCCTCGGCGTCTCAACCAATCCCGAGATCATCATCGACATGCCGAAATGCACCATCCAGGACCTCGGTCGTCCCTTCAAAGTGAAGGACCTTGTATATCAAACTTTGAAATTTAAGTGTAGCTACAGCGTCTCGGATACGTTGATGATTAAGGCTATTTTGACTAATACGGTTTCAACATTCTAGGTGTTATCCACCGCATCCATTGGCGCGTTTTCAATCTGTGTTGTATAGTGCCCACATATGATACTTGCCTTCATTTACGGCGCCGTCATTCTGTTCTATGCGTGTGCTGCGTTCACCGCGTTTTTAGCCATAGGGTTTACGCTGTGGGGCGCTTTTTACGTCCTCAAAGGAGTTGTGTATGTGCTGCGGAGTATCGCAAAACCGCTTATTAAATAAGTACATCTGTATGACTGACCGAGAGACGAGAATGTTCATTACGCCGAACAGCCATCAAATCCTGTTGCACACCTACCTCACCGGTCGCGAGGCAGCCGCAATCAAATCCGTTATGCTTTCATCGCTCAAAATGAGCATGAGCGATTTGGAGAGCAAGAAGGTGGATATGGGCGGCTTTTCCGGCACCATGATCGAAGATCAGGAGCGCAAGACGCTCGACTTTCTTATCGTGTCCGTTGATGGCGATACCGATAATCCCGTCGAAAAATTCCTCGACCTTCCGTCGGCTGAATATGACGCGGTGCTTCTGGAAATCGAGAAAATCAAAAACCCTACGACGCCGGAGAAATAAAGGCCGCGTGGCACCGATATTTCAGTTCCGGCTCGGTCGAATTTGAGATCCAGTTAATTGCCATCCTCTGCCGCGAGATGAGCTGGCAATACGAAGAATTCCTGGCGCAACCGCCATGGTTCATTTCTATACTTTTAGAGCTGCTCCGCGCTGAAGCGCAGGAAGCGAATCGACGTTCGCAATAATCCCCCGGCGAAGGAGTTCATGCGCTCGTCAGGTACAATAACCGGGTGAGTGAGAATCAACTCCAAATCGTCATAAGCGTCATCAACAACGCCGCAGCCCAGCTTGCGGAAGTTGGCGACCAACTATCTGCGCTAGGCGCTGAAACCGCCGCCAGTGCTGCGGATATGTCCGCCAGCATGGCCGGTGCCGCGACCTCGATAGAGGGCAGCTTGAGCGCGGCCGAACTTGCCGCCGTCACCGCAGCCGAAGCAGCGCTGACCCAGTGGGCGGGCGCGGCTTCCGGTATGTCCAGTGACATGGCAGGCGCCGCCTCGGCAGTTGAGGATGAATACAAGGGGATGGGCAACTCGGCCGAGCTCGCTGCTGCTGCGGCAAGCGATGCGTGGCTAGCCTCGCAAGCCGAACTGACCTCTAAAATGGCTCTGACCGGCGAGGCCGTCGATGCGGAATTCGCGGGAATGGCGACTACGGCTGAAGTAGCATCGAGCAAACTCCAGTCCAGCATCAGCTCACTTGGTGGCAAGGCAATGTCCACGGGCTTCATGGCGGGCATCGCCGGAACGTTGGGCTTGGGTGTTATTAAAAATGCCGTTACCGATGCGAGCGATGACATGAACAGCCTGGCGCAAATGGGCCACGCGGTTCAGACGAGCTTCGCCAACTCGGGCTCGGGTGCTAGCGGTGCGGCAACCGAAATCAAGACGCTCACTGACCAAATAAACTCGCTCAAGGCATCGCAGGACGTAGCCGAAGCCGCGCTGCAAAAATGGACGGGTACGACGGCACAAGTTGCGGCGGCTCACGCTAAAGCCAGCGCCGAAATAGCGACGTACCAAGACCAAATAGACAAAGTCACCGGCAAATTGCAGGAGCTACAGAACGGCAACACGCTCGTTGGCGGTAGCGCTGACCAGGTGACAGCCGCGCTCACCGGCGTCGCCAACGGCGCAGTGAACATGGGCTTCACGGTGAGTGATAGTGCCGACGCGCTGAAGGTGTTGTGGTCAAACACCCAGGACTCCACGCAGGCGCAGCAAGCATTTCAAGACGCGATGGATTTGTCCCGCGCCGCATCCATTCCGCTGACCCAGGCAGCGAACGATGTCGTGCAGGCGATGCAGGGCAATGGCAAGGCGCTGCGTGATGTGAACGTGCAGGTGCAAGACGGGCTATCGGGACAGCAGGCGCTTGCGGCCATCATGCAGCAGGTAGGAGGCTCGGCCGCTACCTATGCGTCGGGCCCGCTCGGGCAGCTCAATATTGCCACCGCACAGCTCAACGCGACGATGGCCAGCGCGGGTAAGACCATCATCCCGATACTGGCTGACCTTGCCAAAGGACTCGACGGATTTCTGAAAGGCATCGACGCTTTTATAACGGCGCATCCGAAAGTGACGGAGGGGTTGCTGCTCATCTGGGGAGGCTTCAGCGCATTACTGCTAATTCTCGCGCCATTTCTGATTACCTTCGGCGTGATCGTGCAGCTTTTGGAGCTTCTCGATACGCTCTCAGAGATAAAGTTTTTCAGCGCCATTGGCAGTGGCTTTAGCGGCATCATTTCCGGTGGAAAAATGGTTGTGACGTTCCTATCGGAAACGCTCATGTCGGCATTCGCGGGGGTGAGCACATTCGTCACTGAAACACTTCTACCCACGCTACTCGGGTTGGCCGAAGGCATCGCCACCACGGTACTGACCGCACTGACCGGGTTCGCCGACTTAATCATGACGACCGTGGTTCCGGCATTGTGGGCGATGGCGGCGGCCATACTCGCCGACCCGCTGACCTGGATCATCCTCGCGATTATCCTCGTAGTCGCCGCGATGGTTCTACTCGGCTACGAAATCTACAAAAACTGGGATTTGATAAAGCAGTATTTCAGCGAGGCTCTCACCTACATCAAAAATCTGTGGAACGACATTTGGACCGGACTATGGTCGTTCCTCGGCGACATTTGGACTGAGATTGGCGCGGCCGTACAGAAGGGCATCAATTTCATCGAGGGCATCATCAACGGCTTCGCCACGACCGTTCAGAATATTTATAAAACGATCATGGCGCCGATTAATGCCATCACCGGCGCGGTGTCGGCGGTTAGCGGGGCGGTTGGCGGCGCTGTCGGAACCGCTATCAAGGCATTCGCCTCGGGCGGCATCGTCAATGGCCCAACCCTCGCCTTGGTCGGCGAAGCAGGTCCCGAAGCCATCATTCCGCTTTCAGCCTTCAACGGCGGCTCGTCATTGGGCGGTGGAGGATTCTCCGGCGGCGGTAGCGGCAACATCAACGTCTACATCCAGGGCGGCAATTATCTCGATTCCACGGGCGCGACGATGATTGCGAACGCGCTCGCGACCCAAATTCAGCGGCAACTTCGGCTCAAAAATTATGCCTAACGAAATGGAGGTATGGGACCAACAATAGCGTCCTCGCAAATAATCGTCCTCAACGGCTCCAACGACATCACCAGCCTCATCGACTGGACGACTTTTAATTTGACGATGGTGCTTACCAAGGAGAAGGGCGGCCTGACCTTCGATGTTGTCACGCCCAAGGCTCCTACGCTCCCCACGCACATGCCCGCGCTCGGGGACACGCTTTTTGTCTATTACATCATTTACGATGCGGCAGGGAACCCGACCAACCGCCTTGTCTTCGGCGGCAGCGTCATCACGCTGGAGCAGGTCATCGACGGCGGGGTATTGCAACGCATCCACGTTACCTGCGCCGACTGGGGGTACATCCTCGACTCAAAGCTGGTCAAGAAGACCTACGCGCAGATGGACCCGGCCGACATCGTGGCCGACATCATCGCCAACTTCGCGCCGTCCGGCTTCACGACGAACCATGTGCAGCGCGGCAACTTCCTCGTCTCGGTCATCCAGTTCAACTATCAGCAGCCCAGCAAGGCGCTGGAGAGTCTCGCCAAGCAGATAGGTTGGGATTGGTACATCGACCCGGTGAAGGACGTGCACTTCTTCTTCGCTGATACCTCGGACGGCTCGACTGAAATCAACCCGGCACCATTCACCATCGACGACACCGGCGGCAATCTCGAATGGCCGTCGCTCGACATCATCGTTGACCTTTCCAACATGAAGAACAGCGTCTTCGTGGTCGGCGGCTCCTACACCAAGATTTTCGCGCTCTCCCCAAGCCCGGCGGAATATGCGCCAATCGACATCTATACGAGCGTGGCCGGAACCTTCGTCTACCCACTCGCCTATCCCTACGACGAGAGCACGCTGACGGTAACGCTCGCCGGTGTGGGGCAAGCCATTGGTACCGACCTCACCACCGACCCCACCACCGTGCAGGTGCTCTACAACGACACCGACCACTTTCTGCGCTTCACCAGCGACCCTGGCTCGGGCCATCAGATAATCGTGCAGGGTTCAGCCAAGGTGCCGATCCTCGCCCATGTATCGAATCCGGCGACCATTTCGGAATTCGGCGAATACCAGGATGTCATTACCGACACCAACATCCTCTCCGTGCAGCAGGCGCAGGCCCGTGCTTTGGCTGAAATCGAGCAGTTCGGGCACCCCGTCTACGACGTGAAGTTCAACTCGATATCGCCGCTCTCCAATCAGCTCTTCATTGGGCAGACCATCATGCTCAACTCTGTCCGCTTCGGCGTGTCCAATTACCCGCTCATCATCCGGCGCATCGTGTGCGTCGGCCGCTCGCCCTACCAATTGGAATATCAGGTCGAGGCCATGGGCAGCGACACGGTGAGCTTCACCGACATCATGATGACGCTGCTTCAGCAGACCAACGCGCAGACGCAGACGAGTTCCAGCACCGTCCTGCAAGTGCTCCTGCCGATCGCCGAGGGACTCACCGTTAGCGATACCGTGATCATTACGACTGGCACGTCGCCGTATAAGTGGGGCCCGAACACGCCGCAACCGCGTTGGGGATTTTTTACCTGGAGGTAGCGGGCAATCCACACCCGCACCTGTAGCCTGCGTGCGGGTGCTAGAATGATTTTTATATGAAGGTCGGCGAAGGACTGCGGATACAAGGCAAAATTAAAATCAATGCGTACCGCGCTGGCATGGTGGACGCGGTCACCCCCCTTCTTCAGGAAATCAAAGCGCTCCGCGCCATCCGCCGTGAACCGGGCGATTTTCGCCGCAATACCGTCGCGACGCTCAAGCGCGAGATCGAGCGAATCAAAGCCGAATACTTTCTCGGCATAGCCGTCGAGACGCGCAACCTCATCATGGACAGCCCCGGCTACGGGCTCGACCTTCTCATCCAGCGGCTCGTCGGTATCAACACCTACAGCGGCAATATCCAGTGGATAGAAATCGGCACCGGCACCGCGACGCCGACCGTCAACGACACGGGCCTCACCACGCCGTCGATTCGGTTGGCTGTTTCCTACCAGGAAGATTTCGGGACGACTGAAGCCGTGGTGCAGGCGTACGTCTCGGATGCCAACCTGCCCAATGGGGCATACAGCGAAGTCGGCAGCTTCGTCGATGGCACGTCGTCAATCGGTAGCGGCCAGATTTTCAATCACGCACTGCTATCACCCACCTACTCAAAAGTCAGCGGTCAAGACACGACCATCGAGGTGGATATATCCATAATGAATTCCTAGCGTATGCGATCCTTTCAGGTAATCAGCGGAGAGAATGCCCTTGCTCAGCAATTTATAAATTTGCGTCATGACGCGCGCGGCGCGGGCCATCTGCTTGTGCATCAGCAACTCGGTGCCATTGCCTTGCCGACCAACCCCGGCAATACGAAGACGCTCACGCTGACCATCAACGGTACCGCCGTTGTCATAACGTTCGTCTCCGTCATCGGCGCGACCGCAGGCAACGTGCTCATCGGCGCCTCCGCAGCCGCGACTCTCGTCAATCTCCTAGCCTTGCTTAACCAGTCGCAGACGACGACCGCAACCGGTGTGGCCTTCTCGGTAGCCAACCAGCAACTCGTTTCGTACCTCTCATGGCCGCTCTCGGGCACCACCATCACGCCCAGCAGCAACAACACCTCGCTGTACGCGCCGATCACTTCCTTCAGTGCCGCGACAACCGCCACCGGTGGCAGCTACACCGCACAGACGATGCAGCTCTATGTGGAACCGGGCGTCGTCTATGTCGGCGGCACGCGCGTCATTTATTCCGGTGGCTCGACACCGACCGTCACCGCACCCGTATCTCTTCCGCGTATCGACGTGCTGGCGATGGACAATACCGGCGCACTGTCATGGACGACGGGCACGGAGAATGCCTCGCCAGTCGCCCCAACCTATCCGGCGAACAAGGTGGCGCTGTGCGAACTCACAAATGCCGTTGGAGAGACGGCACTCTACGACTTGGAGAACGAGCAAAGCGGGCAGGGCTATATCTCGACAGACGTGCGGCCGTTACTAGGCACAGCCGTTAATCTTGGAGCGGTGGCGAGCGACGTTCTTCCCGACGGCGACGGGACGCGGAATTTAGGCGGGCCCAGTTTCGAGTGGAATAATATTTACGCCAAGAGCGGAATTTTCTTAAACGGCAACGCCATTAACACGCAGCTCTCACTCGCATCAATTGCTGGAGAGAACATCTCGGCCAATGCGGCCGTCGCGGCGGATATTTATCAGTCCGGCGGTGGCATTGCCTTTGATGCCAAAGCACACGGCACCATCGGTTCCACATCAATGTCGGTATCGTTTACCGTTGGAGCAAACTCTAACCGCGTGCTGGTAGTCACCATCTATGGCGGCAGCGCCTCAACCAACACGCCATCGAGCCTGGCCTACACGGGCGGCACCGTCACCCAGGTGGACCAGGCAGTGTTTTCCGGGGTTGGCAGCCTCACGACTTACATCATCGTGGCTCCCACCGCTGGAGCGCACAACTTGACCTGGAGCATGGCCTCCGCAACCGGCTTCTACTCGATTTATTCCTACTACAACGTCGCTCAGAGCGGCACCGTGGACGCACACGCAATAAACTTTCCCAACACCACGAGTACCACCGCAACGCTCACCACGGTGGCCCTGGGAGCCCTCGTTGTCGGCACGGGCGTGGCCGATAGTGCAACCGGCATCACGCCTAGCGGCAGCGTGTATACCAACAACACGGAGACGGGAACCGACAGCACCAATCGTTATTACGCGGCTGGCGACTCGGGCATCATCAAAACAATAGGGCAGTCGGAAAGTCTGACGGTGGCAAACAGCGGGTCTTCTTGCTCAGTCGCCATCATATCTCTTGCACCCGCAAACGCGGCCCAGGTCGCCGTCGTCAATGCGAGCTCTGCCGCCGCCAATTCCCGCGTCACGAACTTCCTGGGTTTTGCGCTTAGTACGGTAAGCGCGGGGGCTGCCGTCACGGTCATCACCACTGGCGTGATGAGTGGATTTAGCAGCCTGGCTTTGGGCCAGTACTACCTCAACGATACCGCAGGCACCGTGGGCACCAGCCCCGGCACCAACACGCGCAAGGTCGGCATCGCGCTCGATACGACGCATTTGCTCATCACCAACATCTGGTAAATTATGGAGACGCAAAAAGACATAATTGACCAACCATCTACATTAGACGCGGCACAAGCGATTGCCGCAGGGCACGAAGCTCTTGAGTTAGCTCATTCTTCGCAACTAACGGAATTACTGAAAACCCACCAACAGGAAACGCTTAAAGTATTTACTCAGGCAATGCAGGAAGTTCTTTCCACAGGAGATGAGGGAACGAAAAGACTGCTCATTCAAAAGATACCCCTTCTTTGTACTGACATCTTGACCATGAAATCGGACTTAAAATTGATTAAGAAAGTTGGGGGATGGATTCTGCTTGGCATCGGCAGCCTGTTTCTTACCTTGGTGGGTTCGTTATTACTTAAAGGATTATAAACTAACCACTAGCGTATGAATCTCGACACGCTTCAGCTTTTTCCAAACCAGACAACCGATCATGACTTTACTGAGTGCGTGGCACTTTCTGTTGCCGACATCGCGGGCAATATCGACGGCCGCGCCTACGATCCCGACTTTAGCTACGCCTTCACCCTCAAGCTCATGGGGGAGCAGCCCACCACGGCCGGGTCCGACCCGCTGGCGGGAATGCAGTCGGCCGTATGCTTCGGCCTGCTACCGACAGCGGAGGAAACCTTCACCGCCTTGTCGGTGGGTGAGCTCTATGTCGCCAACTTCCAGAATTACACGCCAGCCCAGTGCCAGAATGCCCTCCAGAGCGTCAAAAAGGGCGTCAGGAACGTCTTAGGCAACGGAGACGACTTCGACTCCATCAAGGCAGCGCTTGAGGCCGGTAATGCCGTTTCCATGCCCATGTCGTGGTTCAGTTCCTTTACCGCAGCGGGTTTCGGAAACATCGTCACCAAAAATCCCGATGGCACCTACACCACGACCGGCGGCGGAACGCCTACCGGTATCCTTCCCACACCGTCCGGCACCGTCACCAGCCACAACGTCGCGGTCTATGCGGTCGATAAAGACAACGTCACTATCGCCATCGACGGCGTGGAATACCTGCAAATTAAGCCGTGGCTCGGCAAGGGATGGGGCCGAGGCGGCTACGCGCTTATCAACCGCGAGATTTGCAACACCGTGTGCGAAGGGGCCTATGTGTTCGACCCGAATGCGACACGCTGGATTTCGATTCTCGGCGTCTTGGTGACGCGCTTCCCCACCGTCGCGCCTTACCTTCCCCAACTTCTTCAAAGTGCGCCCGCATTATCAGCCGCTAACTCAAACACCCCCATGGAAACAGAACCCGCAGCAGCAACGCCCGCCGTACCAACCGCCGCCAATCCCGATGTCCTCTTTGATGACTGGACGGTGCCAGCCAACGCCAAGCACAACGTGCGCGTCCTGTGCGACCTGGCCGGACTCACGCTCTACCAGAAGGACGTGATAACGGCCTGCATCACGGTCGAGTCCGACTTCATCATCACCATAGAGCACGAGAACAAGAACGCGGCGGGCGAGGTGCTCTCGACCGACTACGGCATCGTGCAGGTAAACGACTACTACCACGTCGGCCCCGGCAAGGACTTCCCGTCCGCCGCCTATGTGCTCGCCAATCCGGGCGAGTGCGTGAAGTGGATGATTGGGAAATATCAGGCCGGAGAGATCAGCGAATGGGTGTCGTACACCTCTGGGGAATATCTGGCCCACATGCCGCATCTGGCATAGGTGTGGATATCGGCCGGGGTGCGCCGCGAGGCTGGTACGATTAGAGCAGATTATTCGTTAGCCACTAAATTTATGAAATACATCACCAACGCAGTGGACCTCATCGCACGCTGGATCGTGCTCTCGTCCGCCAACCCCTCGGAAGTTTCGCTTACCATTAAAGGCGCACTGGTCGGCGCCTTGCCGCTCATCATGGCCGGTATCGGACTGGCCCATCTCAACATCGGCCAGGACGCCATCACGCCGATCTTCGACACCATCGCTTCCATCGTTCAGGGGCTGCTCACGCTCGTCTCGCTCGGGGTCATGCTCTACGGGATGCTGCGCAAGGTGTGGCTCTCCATCAAGGGCACCAACCAGGTCAACGCAGGACGTGCCCTGTAGCGCCGTATACGCCTCCGTGGCGCACGTTTGGCCTCAAAGCCGACAATCCTACTGTTCGACGAGGAGGGCCCCTTTTGAGGGGCTTTTCTTGTTCTGATTGCATCGGTATAATCGCCGCCTAATTTTCAACCGGGGGTTCGTATGAAATACGCGATGTTGGCGGTGACCATTGTCACAATGGCAATCATCGGTTTGGCAATTTCCTCAACCGCCACGATGGCGAAACGAGTCGAACTCACCAGGGAGCAAATCTGTTTCGCAAACCCCAACGATCCTCGTTGCCCGAAGGTAGACACGTCAAAGCAACCCAACCCCGACCCGGCCCCCAAGGATGCACCGCCGCCCAAATAGCGGCTAACCGTTCGGCGGTCCCCATTTAAGCCTCTCCTGATCCACTTAAAGACCATACCCATCTCTTCTCCCCTGGTAATAGTTTCCGGCCAGTGGTTTCAGAAGGGTTATGTCAGTTCGGCTCCGTGCTGCTTTTCATTCAGTTAGCTAGTCCCTGTGGCCTAACTAAACGGTTGTCTGAAAAAAGTGGCGCGGCGTTTGTTCAATTCCGGCCCCACCAGGTCGCCCGTTGTCAGATGGTGGACAGTGCGGGCGCTTTCGTGGAGCAAGAATTGTTGAAGAGCAAGTTTATCGTCCAGTTGCTCTTAATGGACTGCCAAACGTCTTGAGGAACGCAAAAACGCCGCTGTTTAGGCGACGTTTAAGCTGCAAATGGTACGGGAATGAAAATCCACGTAACACCAAACAAAGTATAACACGAGTTCTGCTTTGTTTGCTGTGTATTACTCATACATTTTCATTCTTGTTTCCATTTGCATATCCCCAGTATATCCCATCCCTGAAGAGTCAATGAGGGAGAGACTGTGGAAAACTCGCGTGACGTTGCATTCGTGCGGTACTTCCCCTATATCTGCTTTGCCCCCGCGTAGCGTCAGCACGACGCATCGTTGTGTTGTAGCATTTCGGGGGCTGGCTCCCCTAGCCATAGAGAGCAAAAAGCTACGTATTCTCTGTGGCGCTATATATAACGGGGAATGCAAAAAGCCGCTGTGAAAGGCGGCTTTTTTGTTGAGTGATGATCGATCTCAGAACGGCACCGCCGACGCATCGATTCCCTCATCCTCCTCACTCGGGTATTCGATTACGTCCTCTTTTTCGGATGCTTCTGCCGCGCCACCAACCTTGCGGATTTCGAGCTTCTTCTCGGCATTCTTCGCCAGCTCAAACCCTTCCGGGATGAGATAGACGATGGTGCGCATCGTATCTCCCACGAGCGCATCAACCGTCTTCACCGTGAGCACCTTGCCAATCCAGTCCTTCGATTCTTTGCCGAAGGCATCTATGAGGCCGTAGATGGTCGGCCAGTTGACGCGCATGTTGACCGCTTCATCTTTGCCGCTGATGCGAACCTTTGCGATATTTTCTGTCTTCGGACCACCGTCTTTGTTCTTAAATTTGCTTTCCTGCTTCACGCACTCGGAGACGAACTTGACCTTCGTCCCATCCGTCAAGCTGTCCGCATTTAACCACTCCCCGCCCACTGATTTGTTGTACTCAGCCATATAGCTATGAGTTATCTGGTCTTACCGGCTAATGTGCCGCGCCAGGATTATTTCTGCTCGAACAGTTGGCTGCTCTTGTAGAGGCGCGTTGCCGCCTCGAAGTCGAGCTTGAATCCGACTACATCGAATTGCTCGCGCGGCGTCGGGTCGCTTGACCCGAAGGGAACGATGAACAGCGCCGTCACCCGATCCACCGGCGACATCGCGGTAATGACGGGTGCGCCATCCTCTGTTACGGCGCCATTCTCTTCGAGTTGCAGCGCGTACCCGGCTGCCTGGACGAACTGGCCGTAATAGGCGTCCTTGCTCGACTTGAAGTCGATGACCGCGATCATTCCGTTTTTTATCCTAGCCACGCAGTCGGTTATGCCGCCCACCCACAGCTTCTCGCTGTAGCAATGCGCTTCGGACAAAAGGAAGCGCTCGACGTGCTCGACCGCCCAATTGGAGAAAATGACCACTTCGGCCGTCCAATCGTTTTCACTGATCGGCATCGGCGTACCCTTGTATTCGTTGAGGCACATTTGGACATATCGCTCCAACTCCGCGTGCATGTCCGTGCCCTTGTCGGCTGCGTCGTTCTTGGCGCTATAGTGCGCGAACCTGGCATCTTTGAAGGCAGGATATTTCTTCTGCAACGCATCCATCGCTGCCTTGCGCGCTTTGTAGTCCGACACCGCCTTTACGGTTTTGAACTCATCGCGCAATGTCGGGTAGTGCTCGCCGCTCGAAAGGGCCTCGACCGCTGCGAGCTCCGCCGCCCACCATGCCAGTGCGCCGTCTTTTCCGATGATGCCGCAGATCGTCGAAGTCCCCAGCCGCGGCTTTCCATCGAGCGTGTGTAGATGCTCCCTGCTTTTGTCGATATACTGATAACGATTCATACCTCCAAGTTTTTGTTATTTTGCTAATCGCACCTCGACCGGATACGCCAGCACGTCGCGCTCAAGCGACCGCACCTCAGCGGAAGCCTGAATGTATCGGTGCCGCGCCGCTCGCGCTTTAAGCCCATGCTTGTTTGTTTTGGCGGATTCTTCGACGAACTCGGAGAACGCTTCGTCCCGCGTTTTGCGGGCTGCTTCGATTTCGTTCATGTGATTGTTTCCCTCGGTGCCGCCCAGGACTTAGTGCCGCTCCACTCCCTTACGAGTGATGGAGTGCGGCGCTTTTCAGCGCCTCCTGGGCAACAGCGGGGGCGTAAAGGAACTTAATAATCTACAGCGCACCGTACCCGTACAGATGCCCGAGCACCGTTGTGAGAACCGCGAACGCGAAGAAGAGGGCTATCAACGCTGCGACATAGCCGCGTGAGCGGGACTGGTCTCGGCGGTAGTACGTCACGCCATCGATTTCTTTGACTTCGTAGCGCATAGCAATTTTTGATTGGTTGATAATTCGACCCGCTTCCTTAAGCGTACCTGTTATCGACCGACACGCAATGCCACTTCCGGCCAATCTGTGGATAACTTTTATCGGTCGAAAATTGCCGTGGTAGCGTGATGGGATATGAAGAAATATTATTTGGAGCCCATTACCGGCAACTTGGTCATCATCGATTCGAACAACGGCAACACCACCGTCTGCCCCGAGCTTAAGAATGTGCGAGTGTTCACCGCAGGCGGCAGCGCTTTTATGACCCAAGGCCATGAGGACAACGAGTTGCAATCATCCGTCAGGGAACCGAAGGCCAAGGGCAGCGGTCGGAAATGCAGCAAGTGTGGTGAGGTCGGCCACATCGCGAGGAAGTGCCCAAATTAGCCTATGCCGCAGCCCGAAGGGCGAGTCTGTACCCGGTGCAAAAACTATAAGCCGTTTGTTTTTTTCAGCCTGGAACGGAAAGGCAAATTCGGCCACGCCGCCCAGTGCAAGGCGTGCCGCAACCTGTGGCACAAAAATCACTTCCTGAACCTGACACCCGAGCAGCGGGTGCTCCACAACAAGCGCAGCAAGATGGCGATGCGCCGACTGCACGCCGGACGAAGGGGCGGCTCGCAGCAGTCATAATTACAAAACCAACATGGCACTACTTAATTACACGACAAAAATAGACGCCGACAAAACCGCCGCAGAAATTGCGAAGTGCCTTTCGATGCACGGCGCTCAAGCCGTGATGACGGAATACGACCCTGAGAGCTCGTACGTTTCGGCGCTTTCGTTCCGCATCAAAATGGGCGAGCAGATGCTCGCCTTCAAACTGCCATGCGATTGGAAACCGATTTATGCGGTGCTGACCAAGGGAAAGAAGAAGCCGTCCGAATGGGCCCGAGGTAACCGGAGTTTGGCGCATTGGGAATCGGAGCAGAAATTGCAGGCCGTCCGGACGGCGTGGCGCATCGTTAAGGACTGGGTTGAGGCGCAGTGTGCGCTTATCGAAACGCAAATGGCGACCACGGCCGAAGTGTTCTTGCCATACGCGGTCATGCGGGACGGCAAAACCCTCGCCGAAACCGTCGCCGCAAATCCTCAATTTCTCTTGGGTGATGGCAAATGAGATATGACGCCCAAACCCCAATCACTCGCGCAGCGCCTCATCGCCTACCTCAAGGCTAGCGGTTCGTGGGTGCATGGCGGCGTCTTGGAGGAGAAGAGCCGGGCAGCCGGGTACAAAGCGAGCAACGGCTCGCGCCGACTCCGGGTGCTGGAGGAAGCGTCACGCGGCCTGGAGACGACGGCCGAGCACAAACGCGCCAAGGAGCTGCTCGCCGGGGCGAAGATCGTCCCCGAGCTACGCCACGGCCAGGTTTGGTATCGCTACACCGAAGCGGCACCAACGCCCGATGCGGTAAATGCCAAGCCCGTCATTCGCTACCAGCAAGTCCAGTTGCCGGACGGCCTATGGGTGATGCGGCAGGTGTCGTCCACCGCTGTCGATCCCGGCCTTAAATGGTTTGAGGAGCTGCCGACAGCCAACCATCCTTGACACCCGGCTGCCCAGCCTCGCATATGCCGGTTCGGCGCGGGAGAGCGTCGATTTCGTGGTTCTGAGACTATGCTGAGCCTAAGCGATTTTGGTGTGGTTGACTTTGGCGTACGCGGCCCCTTATATCCGCACTCCGCTGCGCTATCCGGCCTGGCCGGAGGGGTTGCCGAGCGGTTAAAGGCAGCAGACTGTAAATCTGCCCTCTTATGAGTTCGCTGGTTCGAATCCAGCCCCCTCCACCAACCGCCGCCGCCACGCGCGGCGGACCGTTGGACCGGGGCGGGAATTTAAGTTACGGCGCCAGGCGGGTGTAGCTCAATGGTAGAGTTCCAGCCTTCCAAGCTGGCTACGTGGGTTCGATTCCCATCACCCGCTCCAGCGCCGCGAACGGTGCGCGACGATTGAGCAAGTTCGATTGAAGTTTCAGTGAACCGGTTTCAGCAACGGGATGCCCCAACATGGCGAAGGCGAAATTTGAGCGGAACAAGCCGCATTGCAACATCGGGACGATTGGTCACGTTGATCACGGGAAGACGTCGCTGACGGCGGCGATCACGAAGGTGTTGGCGGAGACGGGCGGCGCGACATACACGGCGTACGACCAGATCGACAAGGCGCCGGAGGAGCGGGCTCGGGGCATCACGATTTCGACGGCGCATGTCGAGTATGAGACGAAGAACCGGCATTACGCGCATGTCGATTGTCCGGGTCATGCGGATTACATCAAGAACATGATCACCGGCGCGGCGCAGATGGACGGGGCGATCCTGGTGGTGTCGGCGGCGGACGG